AGCTCCGGGGACTACGCCCAGATCGGCAGCTCCGGGGACTCCGCCCAGATCGGCAGCTCCGGGGACAACGCCAAGATCGGCAGCTCCGGGTACTCCGCCAAGATCAATTGCGAAGGCAAAGATTCCGTTGTTTGCTGTGCCGGGCATGGCTCCGTTGTAAAAGCATCCACTGGCTGCTGGATTACATTAGCAGAGTGGGAATACGATAGTGCGAATGGAAGACTCGCTCCGGTTTGCGTCAAAACCGAGTACGTTGACGGGGAGAAAATCAAAGCGGATACGCCATACAGGCTGGAAAACGGGGAGTTTGTGGAGGTTGCGAGTGATGGAGACTAAGCCCAAGACCAACGCCGACCGCATCCGGACCATGAGAAACGAGCGGGAAAGCAAGAAAAGGCGCGCGGACGCGCGGAAAGGATGAAAAACTATGACAAACTCTGAGAATTCCGAGAAAACGCGGACCAACGCGGATAGAATCCGGGAGATGCCCAATGAAGACCTGGCTGGTATCCTTTACAGCGTGTGCGTTCGCAGCTTTTGCGGAAGCTGCCCGGTGGCACCGTTCTGCGACGGCGACTTCCGCACAACGGATGACTGGCTCGACTGGCTGGAAAGCGAGGCAGAGGAATGAGCAACGTTGTAGAACAGCTTACGCCAAACCCAGTAACCCACGAGCATGGAGAAAATGGGTGCTGCAAAAACCCCAGGGAATGGGAAATGGAAATGATGCACCAGGTGTGGGCCGCCGGCCTCCACGATGCGGCCAATTGCTTCCAGGATGCGCTTGAAGCAAAGTGGAGGCTTGAATCTCAGAGAAAAGGGAAGCCAAAAACCAACAGTGATAGATTCCGGGCTATGACGGATGAGGAAATAGTTGAATTACTGGACTGCTCATGCGTAGCACAGCTAACAATGGTAGAATGCTTCCGTTATCGGACCTGTAGGGAGTGTTGGCTCGACTGGCTCCGCTCCCCGGTGGAAAGCGAGGGGGAGACGTGAGGATTGCCCGCGTGTTTCCAACAAAAACCTCCATGTCCCCAACTGATCCGCTGGCGTTCTTCGGACCGCCGACTATTGATGCTATGGCAGCAGAGCCGGATGAAGTGCATATCAGCGTGACTTTTTCTTGGGACTTGGAAAAAGCGGACGAGCTTTTCTACCAGTGGGAAATGCTGGGTGTTCCGGTGGAGGTAGGCGGCCCCGCCTTTGGAGATCGAATGAGCGAAACATTTACACCGGGTATGTACCTGAAGGATGGAATGACCATCACAAGCCGAGGCTGCCCGAAGGACTGCTGGTTTTGCGATGTGGGGAAATGCGCCAGAGGCCGGGTGATCGAGCTGCCGGTGCAGGATGGGTGGAATATCCTGGATGACAACATCCTGGCAACCAGCGATGACCATTTTCGTGAGGTCACGAAAATGCTGAAACGGCAAAAACGCCGCCCTGTGTTTTCTGGCGGGCTGGAACCAGAGTACATGACCCCGTGGAAAGCGGAGCAGCTTATGTCCGTTAGGCCACAGACGATGTATACGGCATATGATACCATGGACGACTACGAGCATTTAAGGACTATGGCGGACATGCTGCATAATGCGGGGCTTAGTTGGAAAAGCCATCAGGTAAAGTGCTATCTGCTGTGCGGATACCCGGAAGACAGCATGGATGCAGCGGAGAAACGGGCAAAGCAGATCATGGAATTGGGGTTCCTGCCGTTTGCTATGCTGTACCGGGATGAATCCGGGCAGACGGACAAGGAGTGGCGGAAATTCCAGAGGGAATGGGCAAACGCTGTGATTGTTGGGAGAAAATACGCTGATTTCTGGGCCGGGAAAGTTTAACCGGGTCGAAATCGACCCCTTTAACCGCCTCGAAATCGATGCATTTAAAAGCCCGGGGCAACCCGGGCGGGAAGGAGATAATATGAAACTAGAACCGATGGTATACCACGACCACAGAATTAAACCCGTCCGTATTGCAGACGGCGTATACCGGAAAATACCCTACTATGTCCTGAACCTTGGCACACATCCTTGCGCTTATGTGGACACTGCCCCGGCTGGAATCACGACCGTAAACCCGTATGATATATCCTGCCACGGTGGCGTGACTTACACCGATAATAGGCTGGCAACCGTAGAACACGAAGGTACTTTCATCGGGTGGGACTACGCCCATTGGGGGGACTATGACGGATATCTTGGTGCAACAAATGGATACGCGTCTGTGGATGATAAAAGGTGGACAACCGAGGAAATAGTAGCCGAGTGTAAGGCTGTGATTGACCAGATTTTTGAGACTTGGAGGGCTGACAAAATCAGATTGAAGCCCTGCCCGTTCTGCGGTGCCTCTGGGCAGGTGCAGCAGTCAGGGAAAATGTGGTTTGTGGAGTGCGCCAATGATACCACATCGTGTCCTGTAAATCCATGGACTGGGTATTTCGAAAACAAATATGAAGCAATTAAGGTCTGGAATCGGAGGGCTGACAATGGCTAGAGCGGTACTTATCAGCATCCGCCCGGAGTGGGTGGAGAAGATCCTGAGCGGTGAAAAGACTCTGGAATTGAGAAAAACAGAGCCGAAGCTGGAAACGCCGTTTAAGGTTTACATTTATTGCACTGCCGGAAACCTGAGTTATGAAGTTAGTAACGGAATTTTTTGCAACATTAGCGGCGGGAGATTGGTTGTCGGAGAGTTTGTGTGTGACAAAATCGGAGTCATTTGGGGCGGTGGGTATCTGAAAATGCCGGAAAGTGCTTTTGCCGGAAGCTGCTTAAATATGTACCAGATAGACACATATCTGGACGGCAAAGACGGGCATTTCTGGCACATTTCCAACCTAAAAATCTACGATAGCCCGAAACAGCTGAGCGAATTTACAGGGCTGCGGACGGCAAGGGATAGCATGGAACTGTACATACTAGAACGCCCGCCCCAGAGCTGGTGTTATGTGGAGGATTAAAAAGGTGGGGAAAGCTAGAGTTTTAGGACAGTACCATTCTTTCGTACCGAACCGTTATGCAGACGTGCGTCGCAGACCTGAAGCCACGGTAAATAGGCGGGACAGGATGGAACGGCAGCGGGAAGAACTGGAAGCTGCGAAAATGGCAAAAAGCCTTGAAGCTATGAAAATTCAAGCGGAAAATTCGGATATTTACACTGAAAAGGAAATTCAAGCCGAAAAAGAACTAAAAGAAATCGAAAAACGTATTCAGATGAAACGCTGAACAGCATTACAAAAGATGAACTGCAACACGCTATTAGATGGATTTTTGAATATTATCAATTCGAAGTTTAGGAGGGTGAGAAAATGCGGCTGATTGATGCAGACAAACTGCTACAAGAAATCGAATTTGAGTACGACTTAGATTATGGCGAAACATTGATTAATCCCCGAGATTTTGCTGATGCCGTTTGCGATTCTCCCACCGTGGATGCCGTGCCGGTGGTGCGGTGCCGGGAGTGCAGATATTATGCGGTATCCGGTGCAACCACGTCCTTCTGCATCCATCCAGGTGGGATGAAGTTTACCAGCGATTCAGACTATTGCAGCCGGGGCCAGCGCCGAGACCAATCTGCGGACGTGCGCAATATGGAGGGAGGAAACGAACATGAGTGAGAGAGATAACCTGATTCGGATTCTGCGAACAAGAATCTGGCCGAAGGAGGGCGCAGACCCGGCGGAGGTCGTGGCGGACTTGCTTCTGGACAACGGGGTACGCTTCGCAACCGTTGTGAGGCCGGGAACCAGGGCGTACACAACGGACGGTGTACGAGTTTACGAGGCAACTGTCCGAAAGGTAATGTACGACTGTGGAGACTTTGGCTTCGACGAAGACGCGCTGGGCAAAAGCGTATTTCTGTGCCGGGAGGCAGCAGAAGTGGCTGCAGAGAGCTGGGGGAAACAATTTGCCAGCCCCGGCAAAACAGGAGGTCCAAATGATGCCGATCAACATTAGCTTTCTCGGCTGCTGCAAGGACTGCAAACGCCGCTCCCCTGCCTGCTCCGACCGCTGCCTGGACTACCAGATCGCCAAGGCCTTCCACCTGGCCGAGGTGCAGTGGACGCGGGAACAGGTGCGCAGGCGGCTGCGGGGTGTGAATGGGAGAAAGTGAGGATATTATGGCGGAAATTACACTCGATCAAGATCAAATCATCCAAAATGTAAATGAGCGCATTACGCAAGACCTGGCGGAAGCTATTAAGCAGGTCGCCAAGGACGGAGTATGGGAAGATGCCGAGGAAGACGATGGGGTTGACCCGGAAAAGATCATCCGTAGGACAATGGCAACCTATATGGGCGGTAGCGTTCCCGGGTGGTTCTTGGAGGCATTACAGGCAACATCCTATGTGTTGGCCGCCGACAAGATGGAGGGATACGGATGTATAGCGGCACTGTATGAAGCAGCAAGCAAAGCGCAGACGGTAAAGCGAATGGCGGCGTTGACAAAGCTGCTTGCAATTTCAGCACCGATTAGTTTTATGGCTGGGCTTGCCAATACGACAATCGTTTGATAGTTATGTTGAGAAAGGAGTTGGGGCTTTGTCTAGGCCGAAATACTGGTGGTACGATTACGTCAAAAAGTCAATCATGCGCAATTTAGGCACTGGCACAGCCCCAGAGACTTGGCAGGAGTACCTTTGCGACAAAGCCGTGAAAAACGTACTGGCCCGGACAAAGGGCCAGTACAGAGGCGAAGAGCGCCTGAAAATGATTGATTTGGTCTACAGAAAACGGCAGCACAATGTCCCCGGTGCTGCCGTGCAGCTGCATATAGCGGAGACGACAGCGTGCGAGTGGAGCAAAGAGTTTGTTTACGCCGTGGCGAAGGAAATGGGGTTTTTGTAAAAGTGATTTTCAAAAAGGATGATTAAGAATGTACGAGAATAGAAAAACAGAATTAAAAAAAGTAATACCATTCGAAGAAAATGGTCACTGGTACATGAGGCTTGATTATGAATACGAGGATGAAAGCGGGAAACACTTGCACATTCTTCCTAAAGTTTCTTTTCCTCATACGCTGGAGAATATACCAATTATTAGAAACTGTTTTTTTGCACCAATATGGGATATCGCTGTATCAGAATATTTACAGTGCTCTAAGGGCTGCGTAAAAATCGGAAACACCGGGGAAGAATTTTTATCAGAATTTGTCGATATTCTAGTTGAACCCAAAATTCACAAAATGACAAAAGAAGAAATAGAGGAAAAACTTGGTTATCAGATTGAGATTGTTTCCAAATGATCCATTGATGGGATTTCTGTAAAAATGTGTATCAAAGCCCATGCATTATTGTACAATTGTTCAAAAAGAATCCCTGCCATAAAGGCAGGGATTTGAGGGAATTATTTGCACTTATTTCCGAAAAGTGGTGAGATTGTGGCTAAATTAACGGCAAAGCAGCAAAGATTTGTCGATGAATATTTGATTGACTTGAACGCTACCCAGGCCGCAATCAGAGCCGGGTATTCGCCTAAAACAGCATATCGCACAGCTGCGGACAACCTCATAAAACCTCAGATCAAAAGATGCATTGACCAGCGGATGGCCGAAAAAGAATCGCAGTTGATAGCAAATCAGGATGAAGTGCTAAAATACCTCACGTCTGTCATGCGTGGACGGTCTAGGGCATCCGTTGTGGTTGTGGAAAACATCGGCGATTATATGTCACAGGCCAGAGAAATGGAAAAGTCACCGGATGAAAAGGAGCGGTTAAAGGCTGCCGAGCTTTTGGGCAAGCGATACGGCCTGTTTGACAAGCGAGATCAGAGCGCCGGGACTGGGGAGAAAAACAATCTGCTTGAAGCCATTGCGGCCACCGGGGAGATAAACACGGATGATTTACCAGAAGTTGAGTAAGCGCCAAAAGCTGGCTATGCTTTGGTGGAATCAGCCGAAATTCTGGGGACGAGATGCTATTATCTGCGACGGCTCTATCCGATCTGGGAAAACGGTCAGCATGGCTGTGGGCTTTATCCTGTGGAGTATGTCACGGTTTAACGGCCAAACGTTCGGTATTTGTGGGCGAACCATCCAGAGTTTGCGGCGCAACGTAATAATCCACCTCTCTGATTGGGTTCCACCTGATCTTCGTATTACCGAAAAGCGGCAGGAAAACAAGCTCATTGTTTCGGACGGCTGCGGACGGGAGAACATCTATTACCTATTCGGCGGACGCGATGAAAGCTCTTACGCCCTTGTTCAGGGCATCACCCTGGCCGGTGCGTTGCTGGATGAAGTGGCCCTAATGCCGCAGTCTTTTGTGGAGCAGGTCACGGCTCGTTGCTCTGTGGACGGTTCCAAATTGTGGTTTAACTGCAACCCCGCTGGCCCCGAACATTGGTTTAATAAAAAGTGGGTGCTGGCAGCGAAAGAAATGAATGCGCTCCATGTGCATTTCACAATGGCGGACAACCTGAGCCTTGCCCCAAAAATCCGGGAACGATACGAACGGATGTACAGCGGCGTATTCTACCAGCGATATATTCTGGGGTTGTGGGTGATTGCAGAAGGGCTTGTGTACGACTTTGGGGAGGACAACATTACCGATTCCCGCCCGGAAGGAGCGGAGTATTACATATCCGTTGACTACGGCACACGGAATCCATGTTCCGCCGGGCTGTGGAGCGTAACCGGAGACAAGGCAGTCAGAATCAAAGAATATTACTATTCCGGCAGGGACAGCAACCGGAACAAAACGGATGAAGAGCACTGTGACGCAATCGAAGAGATGGCCCGTGGCTACACAATCAAGCGGATCATCGTTGACCCGTCGGCGGCGTCCTTCATTACGTCGCTGCAAAAGCGGAAATTCAAGGTTTTGGCCGCCAACAACAACGTTTTGGATGGAATCCGGCGGACTGCTACCTACCTCAAGGACGGGAATATCAAGATACACCGCTCTTGCAAGGACAGCATCCGAGAATTTGGCCTGTATTGCTGGGATGAAAAAAAGAATGACGATAGTGTTGTAAAGCAAAATGACCACGCAATGGATGATATCCGTTATTTCTGCAACACGATCATGCGATACAAAGTGAAAAAATCCATTGAGCTTTCACCGGCTGCGGCAGCGTTGCTGTAAAATTTACATTTTGGAGGGAACGAATGAAGACATACCAGGATTTACAGGAAGCAATCACAAAGGGGACGTTGGGCGAATTTCTGCGGGCTGCGGTGCGGGACCACCAGGGCGGCAAGGCATACCGTGACGCTGTGGATGGAATGGCGTACTACAACAAGCACAACATCACAATCGAAAAATTCCAGAAGTTTCTTTTCACCTTGTCCGGCAACAAAACGCCGGACATTTGGAGCAGCGATTACCGGCTAAAAACGCTGATGTTCCGGCGGCTTGTGCTACAAGAAGTGGGCTACATCTGCGCAAACGGTGTGAGCATGGACGGGAAAGAAAAGCTGGGGCCGGACTTTGATAACAAGCTACAGACGGCGGCAAAGCTGGCACTGGCTCAGGGCGTGGCTTTCGGGTACTGGAATTTTGACCATCTGGAAGTTTTTTCGTTTGCCGATACTCCCGGGAACCCCGGCTTTGTTCCCCTGCTGGATGAAAAAACCTCGGAACTGATGGCCGGTATTCGTTATTGGTTCCGGGTGACAGGAAACAAGACGCTATTCCGGGCTACGCTGTATGAGCTGGACGGCGTGAGTGAGTGGAGCGCAGAGGGCAATGACGATGCAGGCATGATTTCCCGGCGGGCATATATCCGCCGGGAAATCAGGAATGATCTGGGCGTTGTGGATATCTGCGACGAAAATTACACCCGCCTGCCGATTGCCATACTATACGGAAACGATACCCACGAAAGTGAATTGGTTGGTCTGCGTGGGTCTATTGACTGCTATGATTTTATCAAGTCCGGCTTCGCAAACCAGATTGACGACACCAGCGGCGTGTACTGGATTCTGAAGAATACCGGAGCCATGGACGACAAGGATCTGGCACAGTTTGTGCAGCGGATGAAGAGCGTCAAAGCTACTATGGTAGACGGCAGCGACGGAACGGCGGCAGAGGCCCACACACTGGACGTGCCCGTGGAAGCACGGAAAACCATGCTGGATATCCTGCGGCGAGACTTGTATGAGGATGCCCAGATGCTTGACGTTGCAGCTCTGGCGGGTGCAGAGAAGACAGCTACCGAGATTTCGGCGGCGTATCAGCCGCAGGATAACAAGTGCGCAGACTTCGAATACTTCATGATTGATTTTATCCGGCAGATTTGCGCTGTTGCCGGAATCGAGAATCCGGAGCCTGCGTTTACATGGAACAAAGTGATCAATCAGGCTGAAGAAACCAACATGATCCTTTCCGCTGCGGAATACCTGGACGATGAAACGGTGCTGAACAAACTCCCGTGGATTCTGCCGGAGGAAGTGCCGGAAATCCTCAGGCGCCGAGATGAAGCTGACTTAAAGCGGATGGGTGCAATCGAGAATCAGTTGTTGCAGAATCCGAAACAGGTCAACCAGCAGGAAACGCAGCAGCCGGAGGGCTAAGCTATGGCCGACTACGGGCACAAGGAGACGGACAAGCGGCTTGAAGCGCTAGAAAAGCGTGTGGCCGCTGTCTACAAGCAGGCCTCCGAGGAGATGCAGCAGAAGCTTGCGCAGTGGTACAAGGACTTTGAACATCTAAACAAGCAGAAAGCCGCCCTTGTGGATGCCGGGAAGCTGTCGAAAGCTGACTATCTGGCATGGCGTAAAGGGAAAATGGTTGAGAGTGGCCGTCTGAAAGCCTTGGTTGACACGCTGACGGCGGATTACGTCAATTCGGATAAAATAGCCATGCAGATTGTCCGTGGCGACCTGACGGAGGTGTACGCCCTAAACGCCAACTATGCGGCGTACTCCATCGAGCGTGACACTGGGCTTGATCTGTCCTGGACGCTGTACGACCACAGCGCCGTGGAAAGGATGATCCGAGAAGATCCGGACGTGCTGCCCCTGCCGTCTGTGGATATCCCACTGGACGAGCGCTGGAACCGACAGCATTTGAACAACGCCATTACGCAGGGCATCCTACAGGGTGAATCTATCCCCCATATTGCCGAGCGGCTGCAACGGATTCTTGGAATGAACCATGCCGCCGCCGTGAGATCCGCCCGGACGGCAACCACGGCGGCGGAAAGTTCCGGAAGAATTGACGCATTTAAGTACGCTGAATCGCTGGGGATTCACTTAAAGCAAATGTGGCGGGCAACTCTGGACGGGAAGACACGTCACGCGCACCGGCAGCTTGATGGGCAAATGGTAGACGTTGGAAAGCCGTTTCAGGTGGATGGGTATGAAATCCGGTTTCCGGGAGACCCAAGCGCACCCGGCTACTTGATTTACAATTGTCGCTGTGCTGTCGTATCTGTGGATAAATTTCACGACCAAAAAGCGCCAAGAGTGGCCGAAAATCCACTAACAGGTAAAGCTGAAGTAATCCAGGGAATGACTTATACCGAATGGGAAGAAAAGCACAAGGCCGAGAACCCGGAGGCGTGGGAGCTGTACCAGAAAAAGAGCCAGAACTTGGCATCTGACAAAAAGCAGTATGCAGAATTTAAGGACGTTTTGGGCGGGAGTGCCCCGAAATCTCTTGACGCTTTCCAGAGCATAAAGTATAATGATCCTGAGAGATGGGCAAAATTAAAAGTTCAAAAGCGGCAAACAAGATTTGTAAATAACGCTCCTTGCGAAACAACTCCTAAAAAGTTTTCTGGATATTTTTTGAAACCGGAGGCTAAGCATTCAAGTGACTTCTTCGGCGTTGGATATACTCAAGATAATTCTCTACAGCTTCGGTATGATATTGCAAAGCAATACGATGAAAGCAAAGCATTCAAAAGGACAACCAGGAGCGACGGCGCAGAGACATTCAATATGTACATGGAACTGGGAGTTTCTAAAGAGCGCACATTCCTTACTGGGTGGATCAAAGATAAACCGGATTCAAAGCCTAGAATCGTGACGGCTTTTAGAAAAAACAGGAGTGAAAACGATGATAAATGAATTTGATAGGGTGCGAATCATTAGTACGGGTGAGACGGGAATAGTTGTTGATATCCGAGGTACAGCCAAGAAGTTCTATCTTGTAGAAAAGGACAATGACAACGAACTTGTAGATTGTACTGAAAGCGAAATTGAAAAGATTGACTGACTTTTTTGCAAAGTGTGGGGTAAATATGGCTAAAAATATTCACAGTTCCAGCGGAAGCGGCGGCTTTCAGGTGGATATTGACATTTCGGATTTTACGGACGAAATCACACAGGGAATCAAGCTGGCAATTCACCGGGCGCTTGTCCGAATAGGCGGCGAAGTAGTGGGATATGCTGGGGACCTTATCCACAACGTGACCGGAAATTTGCGGCGCAGCCTGACATACTTTGTGGAGGGTGATTCCGTTTATGTCGGTACAAACTGCGAATATGCGCAATATGTCGAAGAAGGTACATCCAGATCAAAACCGCACCCATATCTGCGACCAGCTGCGGAAGGCCATATGGACGAGTGGAAAAGAATTCTGGAGGACGAGTTTGAAAACGGTGGCTAAATGGAAAGTAAGAAAATTAACATTCTTGGAGCGGCTTATACGCTGGCGATTACCAGTAAAAACCAAGACTGCCGGTTGAAAGACGCGGATGGTATCTGCGACGAAACTGTGAAAGAGCTGCTTGTGGACAGCTACGCCGATTCAGGAGGTGACCCAACCTGTAAGAAAAATTTAGCGGTTCAAATAAAAAAGAACAAGCGGCACGAAATCATTCATGCTTTTCTGTTCGAAAGCGGGCTTGCTGAAAATTCGAGCTGGGCACAGAATGAGGAAATGGTTGATTTCTTCGCAATTCAGTTCCCGAAGTTGCTGGAAACATTCAAAGCGGCGGACGCACTGTAGTACATAATCCCCTTCCCTACCCCGTGGCGGTTATCCGCTGTGGGGTCTTCTTTTGCGATTTTTTGCTTGTGGATTGCAAAAATGTGTATCAAAGCCCCTCCGATGTGATATAAGGGGCGTAGAATCGTAAAGAATAAAATTTTTTAGCTTTTTGAGGGCGCAGATATGAACCCTGAGATTATCAAGGCCATAGAGGCCATTTTGAAGCGTGGGAACGATGTGGAGATACGGCGCAAGGGCGGCGGGTATATCGTTCTTGAAGTAAAAAAAACAATCAAATATTCGCCTCCTGCGTAATTGGGCGCAGGAAAGAGCAATTGGAGCTAAACAATACGCAAATTGTGCGTGTTGTTTGGCTCTTTTTTATTTCGGTAAAACCCGCAGAGCACAGCGGTTTTTATATCACAGTCGCCCCCGAAGGAATGGGGCCAAGGAAAAGGAGACTGAACACAATGGCATTAACTCGCAAACTTTTGAAGGGCATGGGTCTGACCGATGAACAGGTCGACACCATCATTGAGGCCCACACTGACACCGTGGACGGCCTGAAAGACCAAATTTCCACATACAAGGCCGACGCCGAGAAGCTGCCGGGCGTACAGAAGGAATTGGACGACCTGAAAAAGGACAGCAGCGGCAACGACTACAAAGCCAAGTACGAGAAGGAAAAAAAGGATTTCCAGGAGTACAAGGACGGGATCGCCGCCAAGGAGAGCGCAGCAGCCAAGGAAAAGGCGGCACGGGCGTATTTCCAGGGAAAGGGCATTCCCGCCGAGAGCATGGCACTGGTGATTCGTGGGGCGAAAGCCGAGATTGACGGTCTTGAACTGGACGGCGAGAAGATCAAAGACAGCAAGGCGCTGGATGATCTGCTTAACGGCGACTACAAGGGCCTGATCGGCAAGACCACCACAAAGGGCACGGAGACCCAGACACCGCCCAGCACCACCGGCAGTGCAACGAGCAGAGCGGAAATCTACAAGAAGGACGACAAGGGCCGGTACGTGTTGTCCACAGCAGAGCGGCAGGCTGCGATTGCCGCAAGTTTGGAAAAAACGAACTGAAAGGAAGATTAAATGGCTACTACAGTTGAAAGTACCACCGCACCCAGAAGCTCCCTGCCTAACGTCTACACTGGCGTTACCGCGAGAGAAATCGATTTTGTAACCCGGTTTAACGACAACTGGGACACCCTGAAGAACATCCTGGGCATTATGCGGCCCATCCGCAAGGCCCCCGGCACTGCGCTGATCTCTTACACCGCCGATGTGGCGCTGGAAAGCGGCACTGTGCCTGCCGGTGCTGTTATCCCTTACAGCAAGGCTACCATCACGCAGGCCAGCAAGGCTGATCTGACCATCGAGAAGTACGCGAAGGCCGTACCCATCGAGGATGTGAACAAGTACGGTGCTGAAATCGCCGTGGAAAAGTCCGATGACGCTTTCCTGACCAAGCTGCAGAACATTGTCATGACCAAGTTTTACACGTTCCTGAAGACCGGAAGCCTGACCGCAACGGCTACCACCTGGCAGGCGGCGCTTGCCAAGGCTCAGGGCGAAGTGCTGAACAAGTTCGCCACCATCCAGAAGGATGTTACCGAGATTGTCGGCTTTGCCAACATTCTGGACGCATACGACTATCTGGGCACTGCCAACATCACCGTGCAGAACCAGTTCGGCCTGACCTACGTCAAGGACTTCATGGGCTACTCCACGCTGTTCCTGCTGCCTGCAGCGCAGATTGCACGGAACACCGTAATCGCTACCCCTGTGGAAAATATTGACCTGTACTATGCCGATCCCGGCGACAGCGAGTTTGCCAAGCTGGGCCTGCAGTACACCGTGCAGGGCGAAACCAACCTGATTGGCTTCCACGCACAGGGCAACTACAGCACCGCTGTGGGCGAAAGCTACGCCATTATGGGTATGGCTCTGTGGGCCGAGTATCTGGATGGCATTGCCGTTGTGACCGTTAACGCGGGGGGTTAAAGGCGGCGTTGGCAGCTGATGCAGCCGCACCGGCAACCGTGGACGTTGACGGAATGACGAAAGCGCAGCTTTTGGAATACGCTAAGGAAAACGGCATTGCCGGGGTCAGCGCCGCAATGAACAAAGCGGATATTTTGGCCGTTATCAAAGGCCAGTAAGGAGGGGGAAATATGGGGCAGGCTGCGAGCGTGAGCTTGTATGAGCTACTTATGTATCTGCGGAATTTTTTTACCGGGGACAAGTGGGAATTTTTTGGCGAGGAAATCACGGACAAGCGCCTGCCCCTCCCCGGCCTCGAAAACGGCGACTATTACCTAATTGAGGGGAGCCGAAGGAACAACGGCATCCATGTGTATGGGAACAGCGACCTCAAAAATGAAACTTACACGGGCATTGTAACAGAGGTCTGCGTACCGGCTGAGGTGCTGGCCCTGTTGGATGAAATCAACGCATGGCAGGAGAAGAACGGTGAGGCTGTACAAAGCCCGTATCAAAGTGAATCTTTTGGCGGGTACTCGTACACCAAGGCAAGCGGAAGTTCCGGCAGCGGCGAGGGAATGAGCTGGAAAACGGTATTTGCGCCGCGCCTGCGGATATGGAGGAAACTATGAGTTTGCTTGACAATTTTCTGCAAGAAAAATGTGTGCTGTTGGAGAAAAAGCGAACGCCGGACGGTGCCGGTGGCTGGCTTGTGGAATGGGAAGACGGAGCGGCTTTTGATGCCGCTGTGGTCCTTGACACCTCTATGCAGTCCAGAATTGCGGAGAAAGAGGGCGTTACCAGCGTGTACACCGTGACCACGAGACGCAGCACTCCCCTGTCCTTCCACGATGTTTTCCGGCGGGAGAAAGACGGCGGCATTTTCCGCGTCACCAGCAACGGGGCTGACAAGCAGTCGCCGGAATTTGGGACGTTGGACATCTGCCAAGTCACCGCCGAACGATGGGAGCTGACGAAATGACCCCGGATGCAGCACTAAACCAATTTTTCAACAGTTTTGGCATTCCTGCTTTCCCGGAAACTTCCGTGCCGGACAAGCAGGAAATGCCGTATATCACATACTCGTTCGCCACGGCTGAATTTGATGATCTGCCGGTTGGGCTGGTGGCGAACATCTGGTACAAAACCGAATCCGAGGCAGTGCCCACAGCAAAGGGGTTGCAAATCGGGGACGCAATAGGCCGGGAAGGCTGTCTGGTCGATATTGACGGCGGCTATATCTGGCTTACAAAAGGCTCCCCATTTTTGCGGGCCGTGCCGGATGAGGAGAACACCATCAAACGGCGGAGCTTAAATATCACCGCCGAATTTTTTGTTTAGGAGGAAAACACCTAATGGCAAATATGTTTACTCAGATTTCTTCTGAGGCTTTCAAAAATATTCAGCGGGGCGCAGGTATGATTCTGAACAAGTTCGACCCCGCAAAGCCTGCAAAGCCTGCGGACGCGGACATTGTGTGCGCCACCACCGGTGGCATTCAGGCTAGCTGTGTGGCGACCTACGTTGATGATGGCGAGGACATCGACAACGTGCCCAACAACACCAAGGAACTAAAGCAGCTGGAAAGCTGGGAGTGCAAAATGAGCTTTACGATGGTCACCATGACCGCCGCCGCACTGAAGCTGGCTCTTGGCGCTGCTACCGTAAGCGGGAACAAAATCGTTCCCAAGGCCGCGCTGGAAAGCACTGATTTTACCGACACGCTGTGGTGGGTTGGAGACATGGGCGACGGTGGGCTGGCCGCTATCTGCCTGAAAAATGTGCTGTCTTCCGGCGGTTTCAGTTTGCAGACCACCAAGAACGGCAAGGGCCAGGTCAGCGTGGAGCTGCTGGGCCATGTTTCCATTTCCACACTGGACGAAGTTCCCATGGAATTCTACGTGCAGGAAACCATCGCGGCGTAAAAGGAGAAAAAACATGAAATTTCTGTTTGATTTGCCGAATGAAAAGCTGCTGCCTGCAACCTGTGACCTTGCCGAAGCTGTGGAGCAGCTTGTTAAGGTAAGCAACATTATGGAACTGCGAACTTCCGCTGCGGATGGAGAAAACAAGGAAACTGTTGCGAAGCGGAACTTCAGAAAAATCTATTTCCGGCTCTGCAAAGAGTATCCCAAGGAGACCGGCGCTGTGCTGGATAGGCTGTGGGTGCTGGAAGATGGCGAGAAAGCGCCGAACGCCATTGTGACTGCCAGTATTGTGCTGGTACGCAAGGACGTTATCAGTTTTTTTACATCGTTGCTTCAGCTGGCGCAGTAAGCTACCGGCGGGCGCTGTTTTCGATTCCTCCTGCGTGGTTCCCGATCTGCGATTTTCGCCACATTTTGGCAAAAATCACAGACGAAATAAACCGGGACAATCAGCGAAAAACCATCATTTATTATTTTGCAGATGCCATTATGAGCATATCCAAAAATACAGCAATGCTTGTGAATGGCGAATATGTGCAAACGCGGTTAGCCGATCTTTTGGAACCGCCGGACAACGATAACCGGAGCGCAGAGGAAATCATAGAGGACATAAGCAAAAAGCTGGAAAAGATTGGGGGTGGAGACAATAGCAAGTTTGCTTGATCTGTTTGTGCAAATCAGTGTAGACGATAAAGCGAGCAACAAAATCGGGAATATCAGCAAAAAGGCAACAACTGCTTTTAGCAAGATTGGGACTGCCGCCGGGGCTGGAATGAAACTTGCCGCAAAAGGCGCAACTGTTGCCGCTGGTGCTATTGCTACTCTGTCCACAATGGCCGTCAAAACCTATGCGGATTATGAGCAGCTTGTTGGCGGCGTTGAGACGTTATTTGGTGCAGGTGGGAAAAGCCTGGTTGAGTATGTCAATGCGATTGGCAAGTACTCGCCAGAAATCAGTGCACAATACAACGACCTTATGGCCGCACAAAATAAGGTTATGACAGATGCCGACGAGGCGTATAAGACCGCCGGACTGTCTGCCAATGACTACATGGAGACGGTCACAAGTTTTGCCGCCGCCCTGAATAGCAGTTTAGGCGGGAATACCCAAAAATCGGCTGAATATGCCAATATGGCCGTTGTTGATATGGCCGATAACGCCAATAAGATGGGCAGCAGCATGGAAAGTATCCAGAATGCCTATCAAGGGTTTGCTAAGCAAAACTATACCATGCTGGACAACCTGAAACTTGGCTACGGCGGCACAAAAACCGAAATGGAGCGACTGCTGGCTGACGCAAGCAAAATTTCCGGGAAGAAATTTGATCTGTCGTCTTACGCTGATGTTGTTGAGGCAATCCACACTATTCAGACCGAGATGGGCATCACAGGGACTACGGCAGAGGAAGCCGAGCATACCATTTCCGGATCTGTGAACGCCATGAAAGCGGCATGGACGAACTGGCTGACAGGGCTTGGAAACAGTGATGCCGATATGAAAAAGCTATCGGAGCAGCTGTTTAACAGTTTCCAAACGGTTGTAAAGAACATCAAACCTGTTGCCCAAAACATTCTCTCCGCCATGACCGAAACGTTGCAAACGTCCGGCCCTGAAATTATGGGTGAGGCTTTCCAATTTATCGGTGAGAACTTGCCTGATTTGGTCAGCACCGGCGGAGCGCTGTTAAATGGCATTGTAGACGGGATTGAGGAAAATCTTCCGCTGCTTATTGATTCTGGCATTGATATTGTTTTACAGCTTGCGGAAGGACTTGCTTCCAGCTTGCCTGACCTGATTACAAAGGGAGGCGAACTTATATCCACAATCAAAGACGCAATTGTTGAGAAACTGCCGGATATTCAGGAGGCAGGTAGCAAGATTGCTGATTCTATACAGGAAGCGCTTGATAATGCTGGAATTGACATTGATTTAGATGACATAAAGGATAAATTTATTGAGCTTGAACCTGCAATCGCTGGCGTTGTCGCAGCTCTTGTAACCTTCAAAACCGCTATGGCTATATCTTCGCTGATTCAAGGTGTTTCCAGCGCAATTGCTGCTTTTAAGGCAGCGAATGATGCCGCAACGATATCTCAGGCTTTGCTAAATGCAGTTATGAATGCAAACCCGTTTATATTGATTGCTACTTTGGTCGCTGGTGTTATTGCTGCTATCATTGCCCTGTGGAACACTAACGAGGGGTTCCGAGAGGCGGTTACGACAGCTTGGGAAGCAATAAAAGCAGCTGTACAGGCTGTTGCAAGTGTGATTAGTTCCGTCTTCTCTGCTGCATGGGCTGCTGTACAAGCTGCTTGGGCTGCGGCTGTCAGTTTCTTTTCGGAAATTTGGGCGCAAATTGTGGCTGTTTTTACCCCTGTTGTCGAAACATTAAGCCAGTTCTTCTCTCAGGCTTGGGACGCAATAAAAGCCGTGCTGGATACTTGGGCACAATACTTCACACAGATTTGGGAAAATTGCAAAAGCGCATTTGCGGACGCTGTTTCTGTCGGCACAAAAATTGTCGACGACATCAAATCAGGAATCAGCGCCGCATGGGATGGCCTGAAAGACTGGTTTAACGGCATCTGGGATAGCCTGTTCGGCGGGCGGTCTGTAAGTGTTGGCGTAAGCTATGGAGATGGAAGTCACAGCGGGCGGGTTGGAAAGTATGCAATCGGTACGGACTATGTACCGTACAACGGTATGCCTGCCGTGCTGCATAGAGGCGAAGCAATTTTGAATGCACATGAAGCCGACCAGTGGCGGCGAGGACGGAGCGGCGGAAATGGGCAGAACGTGACCATCGTGCAGAACATTCAGAGCGTTCCGCAGACACCGGTACAGCTAGCGGCGGCGACGGCAGCATATTTTGAACAGGCGTGGTGGATTTAATGGCGTATAACAATTTATCCAAATTATTCCGGTACGTCGGGGCTGATGGACAAGAAATTATCTTTGACTACACCAACGGATATCTGATCAGCAAGCCTAGCGGAATCGATACGCTGAGCGTCAGCGTGAATGAATCCTACGGCATCAATCAGGTAGGCACAAGCGTAAGCTCGGAACACGTGGAAAGCCGCCCTGTGACCATTACAGGGCGGGTCGTGGGAGACGCACAGGAGCAGCGGAAAAAGCGGCTGCTGGATGTGATACGGCCAGGGGCTGGGCGGCTGTACTGCGACGACTACTATCTGGATGTACGGACGACGGAAACCCCAACCGTGGGGCCGGACAGGAGCCATGCGCAATTCCAAGTGTCGTTTCTGGCCCCGCACCCATATTGGTGCAGGGAAAACAGGGAAACCGAAACACTGATGGGCGTTGAGAAACTGTTCAAATTTCCGTGGAATCTCTCGAAACCCTATCAGTTCGGGCGGATGCAGCAGAAGAAATTCGTAAACGTAAGAAATCAGGGGCAGGCGGATATTCCGTTTACGGTGACCATAATCGCCATGGATGCGGTCAGCGTCCCTGTGATACAGAATATCGTCGATGGGAAGTTCCTGCGCATTAACAAGAACATGGTCGCCGGAGAGAGAATTGTTATTGAGATCACCCACAGCCGCACATATGTAACGTCTTCTGTCGATGGGGACTGCCGTGGGGCGCTGGACATTGAAAGCAGCCTGTTTCGGCTGGCCCCCGGAGACAACGTGCTGAAGCCAACGGCAACCAGCGGGATTGAAAACCTGCAAATAGAAATCACTTTTGCGCCTGAAATGATGGGGATGAGCGTATGAGCATCGAGATATACCCCAGCGACTTTTCTACCCGGTACGGCATTGGGTGCGCTATCAGCCTGTCGGAGACGCTGAAATACAACGACGTTGGAAAACTGACGTTGGTTGCGGATGCGGACGAGTACAACATCAAGGCTATCCGCAACGGGAACATTGTGTACGACACCGAGCTGAAAGCGACGTACATCATTGTTACGACCAAAATCGAAACAGGCAGCAACCGAATCACCGCAAACGGGTATAGCGCCGACTGGCTGCTGAATCTACGAGTTGCCGCCGGTGACACAAGCCACAGGAAGATAACGAATATCGAAAGTGGCGTGTATGATGTGGTCAACGCCAATCTAAGGGGGCTGGAGAATCGCATTCAGACGGCGGCGATTAAGGGCTTGACTGAGGTGTATCAAGGCGACGATGAAACCACGGCGGACGTGGATGAAAGCATTGTATACGGCGGGCAGCTGTTGGACGCCATTACCCCCGTGCTGGAATATGGCGAACTGGGGCGGCGGATGATCTGGGACGATGCAACCAAAAAATGGACGTTTGAAATCTACAAGGGTGTTGACCGCACTGAGGGCATTCACGCCGCGGTGTTTTCCGCCGAGCAGGGCACGGCAAAAAATCTGGTTATCACGCAGGACGACAAGGACTGGTACACAACGGCGTTTGTACGCTGGATGTGGGAAGGGGCCGCGCAGATGCACCTTGTAGGGACTTGCGGTGCGAACGCCAGAGAGCTGTGGGTGGAATCGTCCGTATCTGTCGAAGTGGAGAAGGACGAAGACTATGCAACTACGAAGAAAAAGGCCATAGCGGAGGCTATGGACGCTTTGAAGGAGCAAAACAAGCGGCAGAGCTTCACGGTGACCATTGCACCGGAGGATTTCTGGACGCTATATGGACTGGGCGATATCGTGTCGTGCGTATCTGTGCGGCACAACATCAAATTTACGGCCAGAGTGACCGGGATCAAATGCACAGGCGATATCCGGGAGCGAAAAATGGAAATCGTTCTGGGCGAACCGGAAATGACGATAATGGAGTTGATCAAACGAAATGGCTGAAATCAAAAGTTTCCCCAACAACCAAGACACCAACAGGGGGGCCGAAGAGGTCATGCGGTGGCTGCATGGGCGAACATCCGGCGTGTTTGCTGCGGCTGGGAACGCTGCTGTAGCTGCGCTGGAAACGCCCGGCATGGCGGTCACGGTGACGGACGGCACGGGCTGGCTGACAGATGCAGGCGGAAACGGCGTGGTATGGTGGAATGATACCGAGAAGACCACCGGCGCAAAATTGATACTGAACGTGGACATGGCCGATGCAGTGCTTGACCGTATCGACCGGGTCATTGTGGAGTGGCCGACTACCAACTACGTTGGACTGCCGGAAATAAAAATCCTGAAGGGTACACCGGCTAGCAATGCCGCCGCCCCCGCATTGACCAACAACAGTACCGTCCGGCAGATCAGCCTTGCACGGGTGGCTGTAGGGGCTGGCATTACCGCCGTGACGGCCAGCATGATCACGGACGAGCGGCTAAACCCCTCCGTCTGCGGGCTGGTAACGGATGGCCTATCCATCGACACCACTACTATCAACGCCCAATATACGGCATTACTGGACAACCTGGCCCAGGAGCTTGCCAACCTGGAAGCGGGGACGGCGGTGGAGCTGAAGAAGCTGGCCTTCGCGAGTACAGCGGTGCCGGTATCTGCGTGGGCCGAGAACAGCACGTATGAGGATTACCCATACCGTGCGGCTGTGGCCCTGAGCGGAGTAACGGCGGCAATGATTCCCGAGGTGGTCTTCGGACTTGATGCCATGTCGGATAACAGCTTTGCACCCGTGGCGGAGTGCTACAACGGCGGCGTGTATATCTATGCTGCGAATGTGCCGGAATCCGCAATTACGATACCCACAATTATCTGTTGGAGGGGGGCGGCTGCATGATCGGACGCACAAATGCTGGATTTGGTGGCGGTGGCGGTAGCCTGCGGGTTGCCGTGGGCTTGACCGCTCCGAGCAGCCCCCGGGAAAATACGGTCTGGGTAAAATCCGACAAGGCCGGGAAGAAGTACGTCTTTGCGGAGGCTGCGCCGGAAGCGCCTGCCGAAGGGCTGATCTGGTTTCGGGCGACGGAGTATTTGGGCATTATCGCCCGGACGGATGTGTACACCGGTGGTGCCTGGGTGGCGGCGGATACTTATATGTATCTGGGCGGCAAGTGGGTACAGATTGCATTTGCGTGGAACGGGGAACTGTTTGACAACGGGAATCAGTATACGCCAGTGACCGGCGGATGGGTCGGAAATAACCAAACGGAAATTGGAACTACGCTGACACTCAAAGTTGCGAATTCCAGGCCAATTGTATCGACGCAAAAGGCCATTGATCTTACAGGATTCACAAAATTGCATTGCATTGCTGATAGGGCTTTCGGAAAGTTTGGCGTCACAGGCATTAAAGCCGTGGCTGATAATGAACCTAACTGGGTTGCGTCTGCGGGTATAGGAACAAGTGACACAGTGCTTGATATATCCGCAATCGAGTTGGGTTATATCCAGTGTTTTGCGGTAGCCAGCTGGGGTGTAACAATAAATGTTACAAAGATGTGGCTTACGTGAGGTGACGAGTATGATGATTTATATTAACACAGATTTCAAGTGCCACACCGTGGCCGGGGACGGGATGACAGCCGTGGAGACAACCGCCTTTGACGGTAAATGCGCCGCCTACATTGAGGGCTACCGCTTTGTTCCGGTCGGGAAGACCTGGACGGCAGCGGACGGCACGGTGTATTCCGGCGAAATGATTACTCCCTGGAAGCCCTGGGCGGAGCTGGACACCGCCCAACGTGCCTATGAGCGGGAGCGCGCTGCCGCGCTGGAGGCCCAGAATGACGAACTGGTGGAGGCCATGGCAGCCATGGTGGAGGATGTGTACAACGCCGATGTGGCCGCAATTGAGGAGGGATAAACGCTATGATTAGCGTATCCATAAATTTTTTATTTGGAGGAAGAAAAAATATGTACAAGAGCATGAAAACCCTGATTACCCGAAAGTTTTACAAGACCGCGGAGGCGGCACAGAAGAAGCTGGATGTGTTTTATGCAGTGAACCGGTTGTCGGACGACGAGTACCAGGAGCTGACGGCGCTGGTGGTGGAGGTTTACGGTGTAAATGAAGAGCCCACCGAAGATGTGACCGCGTAACGAGGAAGGAGGCCCAGCAGCATGGCATATAAAGTTGTCCCCGACCGGCAGGGCGTGATCAACATCGGAAAAATCAAAGAAAACCTGGTGACCGAAGTGGAGCTTCCTGCGCCGGGATTCGGGGGCGGCAGCTATGCCGTGCTGCTGCGGCGGCCCAAGGAAGAGCAGCCCTATCCCGTCACCGCGCGGCACGAGGGGAATGCCTTGATTTGGACGGTGCAAACCGCCGACACGGCCATTGCGGGCACGGGCAAGCTGGAATGCCGGTGGTACGGCGACAACGGAGAGGTGGCAAAGAGCCAAACCTACATGGTGCGCATTACCGACGGCCTGCCAGACCCCACCGAGGCCCCGGAAGCCTGGGAGGGATACATTGGGCAGGTGGCCCGGGATGCCCAGGCGGCGCAAACCGCAGCGGGAGAGGCCAAGGCCAACGCAGACGGCGCGGCGGCATCCGCCGGGATTGCCCAGGGTGCGGCTGCTGATGCCGGGAAGCTGGCCGGGTCTGCCGGAGAGGCTGCCAACGCTGCTGCGGCTGCTGCATCCGCTGCATCCAGCGCCCAGGCCGGGGCAGAGAGCGCCGAACGGAACGCCCGGGCGGCTGCGGAAGCCGCCGAGACGGCCCGGAGCGGCGCAGAGGCGGCGAAACTGGCCGCCGGGGAATCTGCCACGGGTGCGGCAGGAAGCGCGGAAGCAGCCGCACAGGCTGCCCAGAAGGGGCAAGCGCTGTATGATCAGGTAAAGGACGATCTTGCCGCCGGGAAACTGAAAGGCGAAAAGGGCGATAGGGGCGACACCGGGCCTGCGGGAAAGGACGGGCTGGACGCGCCGCAGAATGCGGTACTTTTTACACCCCAGAATCTGTCCGAGGCGCAAAAAGCGCAGGCGCGTGCCAATATCAACGCAGACGGAACCGGCAATTGGGAATTGATTAAGTCGATTACTCTGGAAGAAGATAAGGCTGCCGACATAGATAATAGATACAAAGTAGACTTTTCGGACTCCCCTTTATCTGCTGTAAAAATCATTTGTAAAACCCCAAAAGGGCAAAAAGGTGGGATTTTCGACTCGCACTTCCTTTCTGCGAATTCCAAAATAATTGGTAGCGCCTTTTGCACTGCAATATCAACCTTGTCCTACAAGGATGGATATTATGCATCATACGTATTTAACTTAATCCCACGTTATGGATTGTACGAAAGTTATTCGCTTCACGGGGGTCAGGGAGAGGTAATGACCGTAAACTATCCATCAAATGCACGATATCAAACAATTCCAGCATCATCTCCGTGTACAGCTTTCCGATTTTATATATTCGGCGGAGAAATCTTGGTTAAAGGCACAATCATTGAAATATACGGTGTGAGGGTGTAGGACGAGACACAGCGGGCGGGGGACTATATTTACGAGCAGGATTCACAAATTATCGGAGGTGACAAAAATGACAGTGAGACAGACGCAGTGCCTACTGGAGTATCTGGGCTATGACCCCGGCCCCATTGACGGGCTGGACGGGGCCAACACCCGGGATGCGGTAAAGGCATTCCAGGCCGCCGAAAGCCTTACGGTGGATGGCGTAGTGGGGGCGCAGACAGAAAAGGCGCTGTTGGATGCCGTAAGCAATGGGCGGGTATACAAGCCACCTGATGGGGCGGGAAGCGCTGACACCGTGGCAACGGGTGCCCCCAGCTGGTGGGCCGACATCCGATATTTTAAGCGCAGCGAGCCCTACATTGCCTGCCCCTGCGGGCGGTGCGGCGGTTTTCCCGTAGAGCCCGCCGAGAAGCTAATGCGGCTTGCCGACGCTGTGCGGGAGGACGCGGGCAAGCCCATGGTGCCCACCAGCACGGTACGGTGTGATGCACACAACGCCGAGGTTGGCGGCGTGCCTACGTCCCGGCACAAGCTGGGGCACGCCATGGACTTTGTGATTCCAGGGCTGACAGCGGCGCAGATTTTGGCCATCGTGCGGCGGCAGAAGGACGTGGTGTACTGCTACGCGATCGACGGGTCGGCCGTGCATATGGATATCGGGAATTAGGAGGAAGAAGAAATTGAACGAATGGCTGAAAACAGCCGTTACCATTCTGGTGACGCTGCTGGGTTCGGCGGGCTTCTGGGGGTATCTGGAGGCCCGCCGGACGAAGAAAAGCGCAAATACCCGGCTGCTGGTGGGCATTGCCCACGACCGCATTGTGTACCTCGGAATGAAGTACGTGGAACGGGGGTATATCACACAGGACGAGTTCGAAAATTTGGAAGTTTACCTTTACGAACCCTATGCCGCTGCGGGCGGGAACGGGTCCGCGAAGCGTGTAATGGAGGAAGTGCGGAAGCTTCCGCTGCATAATTAAGGAGGAAACAAAAATGATTATCACAGGAATGGATCACTTTCAGAGCGTGTGCAAGCGAAAGCTCGTGGAGAATTACAATGCCACAACGGGAGAATCCACGCAAATCGACCTCAGCAATGTATTTGTAGTCTGGGCGTGCAAGACGTTGCAGAACTACAAAGCGCTACTCTCGACTACCGTTTCCGGTGATGGTGTGTATGTGGAGTACACATACAACGGAGACAAGCAGGAACTCTACGAGGACTTCTACATCAAATCCACAAATCGGAGAATTGTGGAAGAATAAGGAGGAACAAAAAAATGATTAACTGGACTGTACGTATCAAGAACAAAAACTTCTGGCTGGCGGTGATTCCCGCCGTGCTGCTGTTGGCGCAAACCGTGGCGGCGGTGTTTGGCTACACCCTGGACCTGGGCGAGATCGGCAATCGGCTGATTGCCGTAGTCAACGCCGCGTTTGGCGTGCTGGTGGTGCTGGGCGTGGTCGTTGATCCTACCACGGCGGGTATTTCCGATAGCAAGCAGGCACGCGGGTACAACTTCCCGAAGGAGGACTGACGGCTGAGTGGACAAATCCCGGATTAACCGGGTGATCGTGGAGGAATTTGACCGGCTTGCATTTTTGACAGAGCTGGAAAAGGGAATCCTAATCACCCGGGCCGCCGGGAAAAGCCAATATTGGCAAACGCAAAAATACAATGTGTCCCAAGCCACAGTTACCAGGGCCGTCCAACGGCTGCAACGGAAATACGATGCAGTCAAGGAGTTTAGTGCCATACTCCCGGACGACCTGATTATTTGATCGCAAAATGACGATTTTTTAAGCAAAAACAGGCGAAACGATGCTGATTCGTTCGCCTGTTTTTTTGTTACCATAAAAGCAGAAAGGGGCAATGCCTATGGGCGAATTCCACAGTTTTAACCCAAACCCCCGGGCGGCAAAAGTCGGGGACTGTGCCGTCAGAGCCGTTGCAAAGGCCCTGGGTATCAGCTGGTACGAGGCCTATACCCTACTCGCAACGGAGGGCCTGGAACAATGCGATATGCCAAGTGCAAACAACGTATGGGGTGCCGTGTTGCGAAAGAACGGCTTCCGACGGGCGGCGATACCGGCAGAATGCCCGGACTGCTACACCGTGCGGGATTTTGTCCGGGAATACCCGTCGGGAACGTACGTTGTAGCTCTGAAAAACCACGTCGTGACCGTATGCGACGGCAAATTATACGATACCTGGAATTCCATGGACGAAAACCCAATCTATTTTTGGAGGCGTGAATGATGGCAAACCCCTATATGCAGCCCAATTATCAAAGCGGCTATTTTCAGCCGAACTATTTCAGCCCGCAAATGCAGCCGATGCAGCAACCGCAAATGCCTATGCAGGGCCAGCAAGCCCCGCAGGATGACAGAATATGGGTTGCATCGGAATCTGCGGCAGAAGCATTTCAGATGGTTCCCAACGGCTTTGTGCGGCTGTGGGACAGCAACAAGCCGATTTTTTACGAAAAGCGGGCCGACATGAACGGACGGCCCATGCCGTTGGTGGCCTACGAATACAAAATCCGGGATGCAGCAGCAGTGCCGGAGGCGGTAAACCCAGACTTTGAAAAGCGCCTGTCGGCGCTGGAAGACAAAATAAAGGCGATGGAGGGAACAAAACATGATGCCTAATCCCATGCAGATGATTTCCCAATTCCCACAGTTTATGCAGCAAATGCGGGGGCAGAATCCACAGCAGTTGCTTAACCAAATGCTGCAAAGCGGCAGAGTAAGCCAGCAGCAGCTAAATCAGGCCCAGCAGATGGCAAACCAGATGCAGGGGCAATTCGAACAGTTCCGGGGAATGTTCGGCTTCGGTAACAAGCGGTAAACGCCGCTGTTATAAATATTTTATTATGGGAGGAATCAAAAATGAGTATTGGCAATGATATGTCCCCTGCCGATATCCGCGCTTGCACAGAGGGTAACAGCGGCTATGGCGGCGGCATGGGTTGGGGTGGTGATTGGTCTGCGTGGATCATCATCTTCCTGATCTTCGGCTTTTTCGGCTGGGGCGGCAACGGCTGGGGCGGCGGCTTCGGCGGCGGCAACGGCGGTGTAATGGATGGATACATCCTTACTTCCGATTTTGCCAACATCGAACGGAAGATCGACGCTGTGAACAACGGCATTTGTGATGGCTTTTACGCCATGAACACCGGAATGCTGAACGGCTTTGCCGGGGTAAACCAGAACCTGAACAGCGGCTTCCAGGCGGCTGAACTGGCACGGTGCAACCAGCAGGCGGCGCTGATGCAGCAGCTTTTCCAGATGCAGATGGCACAGCAGCAGTGCTGCTGCGAGAACCGGGAGGCCATCCAGGGCGTGAACTACAACATGGCGACTCAGAGCTGCGAAACCCGGAACACGGTGCAGAACACCACCCGGGACATTATCGACGCTATGAATTGCGGCTTCCGCAGCATCGACCAGCGGTTGACGGCCCAGGAGCTGGCGGCGAAAGACCAGAAAATCGCCGATCAGAACCAGCAGCTGTTTATGGCCCAGCTGGCCGCAAGCCAGAACGCCCAGAATCTGACAATTAAGGGCTATGTGGCCGACCAGTTTGCCTATTACAATCCCCCGGCCAGGCCTGCCTATGTCGTGCCGAACCCCAACTGCTGCTATAACGGATATGGCGGCTGCGGGTCTGCGGCATAAGGAGGTATAGCAATGGCGGTTGAACTTACTGCGAACGCTGCCCAGACCGTAGCGGCTGGCGCAAACGTGCTGTTTACCGACACACCGGTACGATGCAACCGGGGGAATGTTGTTCACCGCGAGGGTGCCGGGCTGGTAACGCTGCGGGGCATCTGTAATGGCTGCTCCCCGTTCGCCCGGTATCGGGTGCTGTTCGCCGGGAACCTGTCCATTCCCACGGGCGGGGCGGTAGGGCCTATCAGTATTGCCCTGTCTCTTGGCGGCGAGGCCCTGCCTACCACAACGGCAACCGTAACACCGGCAGCGGTGGATAACGCCTGGAACGTGGCAACAGCCGCGTTTGTGGATGTGCCACGGGGCTGTTGTGCAAGTCTGGCCGTTAAAAACATCAGCACGCAGGCGATCAGCGTTGCGAATGCAAATCTGCTGATCGAGCGCGTGGCGTGACGGAGGTGAAAACATGAAGCATTTGGAGGATTTGCGGGAAACCCTGTGCCGGGAGCTGAACGAAATCGCCGAGAAAGGCGAGCTGTCCGCCGGTGATCTGGAAACCGTGGACAAGCTTACCCACACCCTGAAAAATCTGGATAAGATCATGATGGGCGATGGCTACAGCAACGCCGGTGACTGGTACGCCATGGGCAACTATGGGCGGGGTATGTATCGGGATGATCGATACGATACCAGCTACAGGGGCCGGAAGCGGGACAGTATGGGCCGGTACAGCCGGGCGGATGCCCGGGAGGACATGGCCGAAAAGCTGCGGCGCATGATGGATGATGCGCCGGACAGCCGGACGCGGGAAGCCCTGGAAAAGGCCCTGCGGAGCATGGAGGAGTAAAAAATGTTGACGGAGCGGGATTTGCTGGAAACAATCGAGGAGTGCAAAGCGGCCAGACGGCCCACGGCCTCCACCTGCCAATTGCTGGCATCGTGCTACACGATATTAGATCATCTGTTCCCGGAAAGCTCCCGCCCCGTTGATAATATCCCCGTGCAGTTGTATTCCCTCTCCCCCGCCCCGGATGACGGCGGCGGCGGAAGCGAGTTTGCAGCAGCGGCAAGAGCCGCCGGAATGTCCCGGCTGCTGGAAGTGCTGGACGAGCACATGGAATGCGTAAAGGCACTGTATCCCAAAGAATACACCGCTGTTATTCGGCGACTGAAAGATTGATACTGTAGATATAATAATTCTGCGCAAAGATTAATTTCTTGCGCAGAAATTTTTTTGAAAAATTATAAGAAATAGGTTGACTTATAGGTCAACCTATGCTATAATATAGACAGTTAAGGGGAGCACCCCACAGGGAGGAAATAAAAATGAAGTACAACAAGAAAAACATCATGAAGAGCGCATGGGCTATCCGCCGCAGCAATAAGGTTTCCATGAGCACCGCCCTGAAAGCTGCCTGGGCTCTGGAAAAAGCCATGGCCGCCGCAGAAGAGATCGGCAAAGAGTCCGGCTGGAACTACCGCGTCAATGCCAACGACTGGAACAAGTACGGCAAAAGCCGCACCTACATCTCCACTCGCATCTACACCAACGCCTGGAACATCAAATCCGAGAAGAAACTGGGCTACGTTGACAACATGACCGGCGCTTTTGTAGCCGCCTAATAATTATAAAATCACCCCGCCGCCCATGGGAAAGGGCAGAAAGGCAGAATATGACTTATACCGATCTTAGAGACATCTACACCGCCAAATATGGGATTAACGGCATCGCCCATGTTAACCAGTTGGGCGGAGACGCTGAGCAGATTATCCGCGATCTGGCGGATAGGATATCCAAGGACGACGGCTTTTTGACGGTATCCATGTCCCAAGTAGACGATGCGGCCAGCGTGGAAAAGGCCATCCGCGCTGAAATCGAGCATCTGTACTTTGGCAAGCTATCAAAGGCCGATGCTGCATCCATCCTAAAGGCGCTCCGGCTGTCGTTTAACCTGTCTATCAACGTCTGCGGGGCTGAATACAACGACTGCGCATTTATGGCCGCATGGAACAAGGCCAACGCTCCCGAGCGGCTGTTTATCGAGGAGGATTACATGCTATGAGTAATATTAAAATCTACGAAAATTTTGGCGTCTTGGGAGCCGAAAAGCGCACAGTGTACACGTTTGGCTGCCCAAACGCAACAGCGGCAGCGTGGGACGAAATGACCGTCGAAATCCCCAGAGACTGGGAATACTGGGAAAACGATGGAGGCGAGGGCATGGTTACAGCCCCATGGGGACAGAATTACACAGTAAATGACGTGCTGTGCGGCGACGAATTCCCCCATTTTTTTGCCTATGACAACAAAATGGGGGGGCATAAGACCATGCTAAAAATCATCGAGTGTAAATAGTTCAAATATCTCCCGCCCCGGAGGTAACGAGGGCAGAAGGAGCAAACCATGATGGACGCAACCTACACCGCCGTCCTCCACCTGTGGGAGCAGAATCCAAGCATGCGGGACATTGCCCGCCGCCTGAACATCTCCCACGGAAAAGTCCAAAAAATCCTGGTCACCGCCGGTGCTTTGGAGACGGACGAATCCAAATTGTATGTCCAGGGTAAAACAGTCCCCGAGATTGCCCAAATTTTGGGGAAATCCGAAAAAGCCGTGTTCTGCCGCGTCCCCTATGAAAAAGGGATGTACGGCGCAGAGTACCCAACAATAAACGCTTTGCGTATCCGCAAGTGCCGAGAAAAAGGAGGGGAAAAATGAGCAACGAGCAAACTACGAGATGGCAGAAGAACAACACCAAGCTTATCGGCTTGCGGCTGAACCAATCCAAAGACAGCGACATTATCAATTATTTGGAGGCAACCGGCGCACCCTTGCAGACGATCCGGCGGCTGATTCGTGAAGAAATCGCCCGCACAGGATGGAAAGCAGATGGCAGCAACAAGCAGGCATAAAATGGCCGTTGCCAGTCCGTTGCCAAATTGGCGGCAAAAAAGCTTGCCATATGGCAAATATACTTGCCGAGTGGCATAATATCTTGCCGTGAATCAGAGCCAAAATGCACCATATCTTGCCAAAACGCAAAGAAAAACGCCCAGGAATTAAAATCCTGGGCGTATCTTTATGGGGTGGATAATGGGACTCGAACCCACGATAAAATCCATTAAAACATTGATTTTCCTAAGGCGTTTTATTTTCCGTTGCCAATTCCGTTGCCAATTTGCGGGTTTTTATCGCCTCTGCGTCGAAATAATCTACAATCTGGTGGCCCCGTTTGGCGATGTCTTTTTCGGCCAGGTGAGTATAGATATTGTGCATCGTGGCCAAATCATTCCAGCCGCCAATTTCAGCTGCAATCATTTCCGGGATTTGGAGGTGGTAGGCCAGGGATGCGAAGCTGTGCCGTAGGCCGTGCATTCCAACCACAGGAAGACCGGCGGCGGCGCAGACTTTTTTCAGGTGCCTGGTAATTGTGATTGCTGGCATTGTGACAACAAATTCGCCGGTGTGTGGAGCTTTTGACAGGGCATCGTACAACGGCGGGATAATCGGCTCAGTGCGGCGAGACTTGGCCGTTTTGTTCTGCGGCTTGTATTCCAGGCCGTGTTCCCCCTCCACCTTTGCCCCCTGGATATGCAGGATTTTGTTTTTCAAATCCACGTTGGACCATTTCAGGGCCAGCATTTCGGAGCGGCGGAGGCTGGACAGGCATAGCAGAGCTGGAATCTCTATGTCAGTCCCCTTGATGGCATCCACAAAAATGTCGATTTGGTCCGGCTCTAAATATATTATTGGCTTTGCATTTTTGGGATACAGCATCACCGTTGGCCGCTTGCCGGTCTCCTCTTCCACGGCTGCGGCAATCAGGCCCCAAGCATTTTTAATATACTTGGGAGAGTGGCCGATGTATTTTTCCTGCTGGATGGCCGTCTGCCATTGGGCATCGGTGGCGGTGTAAACGTCCACGGTCATCATCCGCTGGAAGGTGTTTTTCCTGTACCGCTCATACCCGCATATGGTGGCCGGGGAGCGAAAGCCACGGCGGGCATTGATGTAGTCTTTCAGGGTATCGTCTAGCGTCTTCGACTGCTTGGAGCCTTTTTCTTTTGCCTGGACAACGCCCTTTTTTATGGCCAGGTATTCGGCCACGCACTCGTCATACGTGGGTTTTGTGATCGCGATTCTTTTTCCATTCACCATTACCCGGGTGTGCCAGGAGCCAGACGGCAGCTGTTTGATTTCCGGGATACGGATTTGCGGTGCTTTTTTCTTTCTGCCCATAAATAATCACCCGATTTTTCGATAGAATCGTCTGACAGCAAGACACAATATCGCGATTAGTAGTACCACCACAGAGGCAGCGCCTACCCAGATCAGCGGGGATACCACTCCGGAACGTATCAGGCCTATGCCAGGCTGGCGGGCATCCAGAATGACAAAGATACACCACACGACGGTAAGCAAAATGCACAGGCCACTCAGTCCGTACACTAGCGGCTTGTAGAAGTTGCGCAGCTCCTTTATTTCTGCATCTTTCCAGCGAATGTCCTCTTCCTGCCGCTGAATTTGTTCGTCACGGGTGGAGATCCCGTTTTCCAAGATCCGGCTTCTATCCAGCAGACGACCAACGGCGGCTTCTTTTTCGGCCAGTAGTTCCGTTTTGTGCTCCAGCTCCTGCCGCAGGCCGTCCAGCTCTGCGGCGCTGCTACCCGCTGGGAGCATGCCCATTAGCGCATCCATCGACACACCCAGGGCCGCGCAGAGCGGGGCGATATGATAAATGCCGGGGTTGCTGACAGCCCCGGCAATGATTCTGCTTGTTGTGGCGATCGGAACGCCTGATACGTCGGAAAGCTGTTGGTTCGTCATCCCCCGCCGGAGTTTCTCGTCCTTGAGCTTTTCCGGGAGGGCATCAAAAATAGGCTGCATTTGTGCGACAATTGTCGAATTTTGATGGTATTCCATAACTTTTGCCCTCCTATATCAAATATGATTTTTGATTTTACAGGGTTGATTAGCAACAAATCAGCCCTGTTATTTACACTTTGCCATAAAAAATGCTATTGTAAGCCTGCAACCGGCAAGGGACGCAAAGAACCGGCGGCAGGCCCGGCCCCTGAATGGCACCGGGGGCCGGGTGCAATTAGTAAGGCCATTCCTGCGTTACCTCTCCGCCGCTGGTGGAGAAAATCACAGTATCGGGGTTGATGCCATCCAAAAATTTATAAATCACAGTAAAACCAGTCTTGCAATCATCGGCCATTTGCTGCAATTTCTCACCTTTTGTTTTTTCACTTGCGGCAATCATTTCGTTTCCTTTAGCGCCGTACATCGCAAATCCAGATTTCGTATAATCTTCCTGCTGCGTTGTGACAATAACTGTATTTCCGTCCTGCTGGATGCTGGTGTTTTCGCACAAATATTTCGTACCGTATTCTGCAACTTGCCGAAAGAACTCTGCACGGCGCTCCTGCTTCACTTTCCCCGCCAGCACCACCGAAACCAGAGCAACGCATAAAACGGCAATAACGGCGATTAGCGCTGTGCAAATCTTGTTGCATTTCTTTAAATCTTTAATTTGTGCTTCAAAATCCATCTTTATTTCCCTCTTTCCAATATGTCCAACTCAATGGACATATTATATGATATAAAATAGCCGTATAGAACATTCGTTCTAAAGTGCAAAATGTTGCGATAATTGAAAATTTGTGCTATGATTGATGTGTTTATGAATACGTACACCAAGAATTAGAGAGGAGCATTCAAATGAACATAAAAACAACCATCATTGCAATCCTATCTGTTATCCTGTGCGCCTTTGCTGTTGGATGGGACCTTTGTTTTCGCCGTTGGAAAAAAGAAAAAGAGGATATGAAAAGGCAGCTTACGCATCACAAAAAGCGAATCGCCCTAATGGACGCTACCGACCTCCCCAAATGCAAAAGCGTGGCGTGCTACAACTGTAAGCATTGTGCATGGCTGTACAATCCAAGCTCCACAGCCATTTATCTGCTCGGCTGCGGAAAAGATCTGGAATGCCAAGATTTTGAATTTACCGGATTAAATAAGCCACCTGCATGGGAACGGGCTAATGAAATGGTAAGAAAGACAACAGGCTATCCAATAGGCGAAGAAGAAAATTTTTCTGATCCCGCCCTAGATGCTCCACTTCCGCCTTGCCATCAAGAGTAATCTCATAGCGCCGAACAACCGTTCCGTCAATATAGCCGCCTGCGCCATCCTCTACTCCATCAATAACAACGCTTTTAATTAGATTATTTTTCCTAAGAAACGAATCCACCTCGTTTAGCTGACTATCATCTGTCCAACCTATGAGGTCCTTGTACTCGACATCGGACAGAGGCTTTTTGTAGAGTTTTTTCAAAATTTTAATGGACTTTGCGTCCAATTCATAGGGCATCGGTATCGCCTCAATCTGTAATTTTATTGCGAAAGGAAGAAAGCGCTATGACAACAGAACAAATTGCTGCTATCTACATGGAACTCCCGGAGGAGAAACAGGAAAAGTTTGTTACTTTTCTGAATCGGCTTCTTTCCGAAGTGCAAGGAGATAAGCAACCGCTTCCTTCCGCTGCTGATCCGGCAGGCTGTTAGCCAACTCAGCGATATACATAGCCTCTACGCTCGTCCCGGGCGTGGGGGCTTTTTTTATGCCCCGATCATCGGAGTCACCCATCAGGTATTCAACGGAAACGCCAAAGTAGTCGGCAAGCACCCTTTTTGTCGCCGTGCTTGGAGTTCTCCCCTGCCGCCACAAACCAAATAAGTTCTTATTCAGTTTGCAATCTAACAGGACTTGCTTTTCTGTTATTCCGTTTTCTTTTGCGAGAGCTGCTACCCTCTCAACAAACTGCATTGGAAACACCTCCTAAAAATATTTCCCAATTGTAGGAAAAAATCCTAAAATAGAGCTTGACAAATCCTACTGTTAGGATTATAATGTAACTGTAGTTAAGGAACACCCCTAATATAGCACATACACCACAAAAATTCAAGGATTGGATAACAATTTTGGAGGTAACAACAATGAAATATCCTAAATATGTAAAAACCTTTGACGGATACATTGGTACGTTCCAGTACTTAGAATACGGAGAATTTCCGGTTTACAGGTTTCCGGGCGGCGACCGTATCGCAGATAAATGGGAGATTGAAAACGGAAGCGACAACAGGGATGACTTGCTGTAACATCCAGAATAAGCCGAGACCGGGCGGGGCAACCCGCCCGACACAAGAAAGGAATATCCAATGTTTACAGTATTCGAAATTGACTATAACGACCGTTGCTACAAGGTTGGAACGGCTAAGACACTGAAAGAAGCGTGTGCTCTGGAAAGAGATACCCTGAAAAAGAGCCACGGCGAATTTCCTACATTCACAAGTGATGGCATAAAATGCGTCACCAATAATGCAAAGCCGATTGAAAAGGATAGATAACAGTGTATTTACTCAAAAATATTTTTGGAATGGTCAGAATTTTTGACAACCTTGAAAATGCGTTTGAAGCATACGAAAAAGAATGCGATTTCTGCGAATACTGCGGCCTGTACAATGCTGTTACAGGCGAAGCAATAGCTGAATCCTATTGATAGCCGAAACGGCCTTCGGGCCGTCTGCCGGGATTCGTCCCCCGGCACTGACGATGGCAGACGAACAAGGAGGTGCGCAAGATGCCGAGAATCAGGCAGTTGGCCGAGAAGTACGCCGCTGAGGATGCAGAGAAAGCCAAGGCTGCGTTTCAGGTTGCGATTGGGATGCTGCCGAACAAGAGCTGGTATCCGTCAAATCGGGAGCTGGAAAACGATATGGAGGTATCTCGCACAACCGTAGGAACCTACCGGAAGAACCCCGAGGCTATGCCGGTATCCGCCATGAAACGGTTTGTAGAGCTGATGAAGCCGGACATTTCGGTGGTGCTGAAATTCCTGGGGTACTCTGACAAAGAAATTCGAAAGTTCGTCAGGGAGAACGCAAATTGACGGCAGCCGGGAAAGACCGGCAATATGGGCGAAACTGGTAGCCGCATTCGATGCGCTGGGTTCGATTCCCAGTTGCCCACCACGGCGGTTTTGAGGCATGGCCGCCGAACCTCCTAATCTTGTTTTTTGGCAGCACGGAACAGACGGCCCCGAGCCGGGCGGGTTATCCCGGCAAACAGAAAGGAATGGATTTGGAAATGATGCTGAGCGACATTATCAATGATCTAAAGCCGGAAGAGGCCGCAAAAATGCGGCTGCTGTGCCAGCAGTTCAAGCGCTGCCGGGCGGCTTTGGTTGAAGAAAAAAAGGAAAACGAGGCTTTGAAAGCCCAGATTGCAGAACTTCGGCGGCAGTTGGACGAAACCGAGCAGACGAACCAGGCCGGAGACAAGGCCTTTGTGCAGCTGGTAAACCGCAACCATACAACGACCAGACGGGGGGTGTATCGGTTTGGATGACGAAATCATGGTGGCTGTTGAAAAGCAGCGCAAGGCCCGGGAGAAAATGAATATCTTCCTGGTCCTGGCCGTCGCCGATGTAGTGATCTATACGATCATCAGCCTGTAGGGGGGGCGCGAATGGAACGATTTGTGGAGCCCTGGGAGCTGGAAAATCGGCGGCAGGCGCGGGCTGACAAAGGCGCGATCAAATGCGACTGCTGCGGCGGCGAAATCCGCGTGGGTGAAGAAAAATACACACTGTATGTCGGCAAAATTCCGCTGACGGTGTGCAAGGATTGCAAAGGCGATATGGTAAGTTCCGTGGATATCCACGGGCTGCCGGACGATATGGAATATTGGGGGTGAGAAAATGGACAGCATCAACTACAGGCGGCTTGCAGAGCTGCGGGAGCGAATGGGCCTGACCCAAACCGAGCTTGCAGACAAGGTATACGTCACCTGCCAGATGATAAACCAGGTGGAGCACGGAGTTAAAACCCCTTCCGTTCCCCTGCTAAAGCGAATTGCGGCGGTTCTGAATGTTCCCGTTGCGGATCTTATGTAAAAACCGCCCCCGGGCGGATAAGGCCCGGAAGCGGTTTGCAGAAAGGATTTGGATAACACTGGTATTTTACCAGTTAAGAAAGGATTTGTCAAGATGAACGAACAAATTATGTCCCGGCCAGTCTCCGGAATGGCAATGTACCAGGAAAGCAAAGAACTTTCCGAGATCAAAGGCAAGATGTTTCTTGCCCGCCAATTCCCCCGTGATCCTGATTATGCACTGGATATGGTGCTGCGGGAGTGCAAGCGGAAGGAGCTTGCCGAGGCGGCAACCTATGAATTCCCCCGGGGTGATAGCGTGGTGAAAGGCCCGTCTATTCGGCTAGTGGAGGTTTTGGCCCGGCACTGGGGGAATATCGACTGTGGCGTAACTGAGGTTGACACCACGGACGGTATGACCACAATCAAGGCGTTTGCCTGGGACTTGCAGACCAACGTATCGGACGAAAAGACTTTTACCGTCAAGCACGAGCGGGCCACAAAAAAAGGCAGCTACAAACTGACCGACGAGAGGGACATTTACGAGGCCGTCGCCAACAAGGGGGCCAGAAGAAAGCGGGCCTGTCTACTGGCTGTAATGCCCGGTTGGTATGTTGACGCCGCTCTTTCCGCCTGCGAAGAAACGCTTTCCGCATCCCTGACGGACGGCGGGAAGAAGTTGGAGGACGTGATCGCAAGCCTGGTTGCTGCGTTCGGCGAATTTGGCATTACCCAGGAGCAGATTTCCGAGAAGCTGGGAAAGGACGTGGGCAGCCTGAGCAAAAACGACGCAGTAAAGCTGCGGCATCTTTACAGTGCCATCAAGGACGGCTTCGTGAAGCCCCAGGACGTGTTTGGCCTCTCCCCCGCCCCCGCCCCCGAGCTGCCCAGCAGCAGCGAGGAAAGCGCCCTGGACGCTCTGAATCAGCAGCTTAGTATGGGAGGCATTGGCCGTGGAGCTTACCAGAGATAATTATTACACCCCGGAAGCGGACCGGGAATACATGAGCTGTTCCCAGTACCAGAGCTTTTGCGAGTGCGAGGCAAAGGCCATGGCAAAGCTTGAGGGCCGGTGGACAGACCCGGACAAAGAGGCTTTTCTTGTCGGTAATTACTTTCATACCTTTTTCGAGGGGGCGGAGGCACACGCGCAGTTTATCCAGGAGCATTTCGACGAGATTTTTAAGACCAAGGTCATCAAGGGCAAAAAGGGAGAGCCTGACCAGACCGTTGTCACCGGGAAATACGCCCCGTACGAGCAGGCGGACAAAATGATTGAGGTTGCCCAGAATGACCCGCTGATTCGGTCCCTGATCGACCTCCCCGGGGAAAACGAGAAGATCATGACCGGCGAGCTGTGGGGGGTACCTTGGCGGATACGGCTTGACAAGTACGTTCCGGACGGGCGAATGATCATCGACTGGAAAACCGTTGCGAATATCTCCGAACTGAAATGGTCCGAAGCCATGCATGAAAAAGTGACCTTTATCGACGCTTACGGCTACATGATGCGGGCGGCGGTATATACGGAAATCGAGAAGCAGAATGCCCACAGCAACGAGGATGCACCGTTTATCATCGTCGCCATATCCAAACAAGACTACCCAGACAAGGAAGCCCTGTACCTGAATCACCGGCAGCGGTACGACTACGAGCTGGAGCAGATCAGAAAGCGCCTGGGCATGATCCAGATGATCAAAGCCGGGCGGATAAAACCGAAGCGCTGCGGATGCTGCGATTATTGCAGAGCAACAAAGGTTTTGACTGCCATCCGCCCTTATTACACGCTGATGCCTGACTTCCGGGAGGAAAAAGAGGATGACGGATAATCGGGAACGGTGCTGGATCACCCACAAACGGCGGGACTACTGGAACCAGTGCCCGCTATGTGGGAGGCCCATCAAATGGGTGCGCTTATGGACGGGAGAATATAGCCCGTGCGACATTGAGCCGGTCCTATACTCCCGACCCGGTAAGCAAACAAAATATCAGGTTGTCGCCAAACACGACATTTGGAAAAACGTTGTTTTCAAAGCCAAGCCCGGGGAACCACCCCGGTACGGTTGGAAGCCGCACTTTTATAGCTGCCCGATCCTGCTGGCAGAACGGCGGGAATGGGCAAGAAAAAATCGGATTTAGGAGGAATTAAAAAATGATCGTCTATGCCGTCGTTGCTGACGAACCACCAAAAAGCTGCCTGGACTGTCCATTCAGCCGGAGATACGACAACAAGAACCGTGGGTACTGTTCCGCGCTTCCGCCCGATAATCGGACCGTTTGCCTGGAATATTATGCTGACTACAGGCGGCACGATTGCCCGATCAGCTTTTGCGCAAAAAATGCGAATGAAACGTAGCAAGTACGGCAATCAGAAAACCGTGGTCAACGGAATCGAGTTTGACAGCAGGAAGGAGGCGCAGAGATACCAGGAACTCAGACTTTTGGAGCGAGCCGGTAGAATCTCCAACTTGCGCCTGCAAGTCAAATACATCCTGATTCCCACGCAGCGAGCGGCCAGTTTTGAGCTATACAAGTCAGGCCCCAAAAAGGGGATGAGAAAGCCCGGCAAGGTGCTGGAAAATGAATGCGCTTACATAGCCGATTTTGTTTACACGCAGGACGAAAGCGAAATCGTAGAAGATGCAAAGGGCATGAGGACATCGGTGTACAGGATCAAACGGAAGCTGATGCTGGAACGGTACGGAATCCAGATAAAAGAAATCTAAGCGAAAGGAGGCGTTCCAAGTGATCCCATGGATACAGGTCTATAGCAATCTGATACATCATCCAAAAACCACGGCGCTGGCAGATGAACTTGGAATCCGATCAGCGGACGCAAACCCAAATGCCGTGGCGGCTGGAATGCTTGTATCTCTTTGGCTATGGGCGGCGCAGAACGCCACAGACGGCGATTTAAGTCGGTGCTCTGACCGGGCAATAGCAGAAGCTGCAGAATACAAGAAAAAGCCGTCAGCCTTTGTCAGCGCCCTGTTGAATACAAAATGGCTTGACGACAATAAAAAGCTCCACGATTGGGAACAGTACGCCTCCCTGTTACAGGATATGAACGACCGCCAAAAGGCAAACACGGCCGCACGGGTACGACGGCTGCGGGAACGGCGAAAGCAAGAAAGTGCCGTTACAGTAACGCCGGACGTTGAAGAAGATGTAACGCAGTCCGAAGCGTCGCCAGATGGAGACAGTAACGGTTACAGTAATGTTACTGTAACGTTAGGTAACGCCCCTACCTTACCTAACCATACCTTACCTAACAATACATTACCTGTATCTAATATCTTACCTAGTACCGACGATATAGAGCAGGTAGGTAGTATAGGGGCGGCAGCAACCCATGGACAGCCCTATGGGACGAGGGGTAATGTCTACCTGACAGAGAGCGAATATGACCGTTTGCTGCTTAATTTCGGAGAACTGAACCTGATAACGGCCATTGAGCAAATGGGCGTATGGCTGCAAAACACGGAATCCCCGCCATGCCCTGAAAAGCATTACGAGATTTTGCGAAAAAAACTTTGGAAAGACCCGTTGATACGAAATGGAGAACCGTAAATGACCCGCTGCAAATACTGCCACACGGACCACATTCTGGATGCCAAAGGCCGCTGCCCATCCTGCGCCGACGCTGGCGACGCCACGGCCTACGGCCTCCACTACGGCGATTACATAGCCGCCAAACCCCGGCCCTATGTGCTGCCGGTGGCGGTCACGCCCCTGCGGGAGCTGCCGGTTATGAACCCCGAAAAGGTCTGCCGTATCTGCGGCAAGCCCATTCCGCCGGAAAGCGGGCGGCGCACCCTGTGCAGCCTGGAATGTCAGGCGGAATTTAACCGGCAGTCGGCCAAAGCCGCCCATTACAAGGCCAAAGCAGCCAAGGCGGCCAAAGAAAAGCCCCTGCGCCGCTGCGCCATCTGCGGCAAGCCGCTGCCCATCAACATGCGCAAATACTGCTCCCCGGAATGCGCCCACGTCGGGGTATTGAAAACCCAGCGGGAGAGTAAGGCGAGGCAAAAGAAAGGAAATGCAAAATGAAAGGTTACAAAGGATTTAACCCCGGCCTTGTCTGTAAGGACAAGCAGTACAAAGAAAGCACCGTTTTCGAGGAGCCGGAGGCCGAAATCTGCCAAAAAGGGATGCACTTTTGCGAAAATCCATTTGACGTGCTGGACTATCATGACCTGGTTCGCTCTGACGGTAGTTTCAATGATTTCGCGGAAGTCGAAGCTCTGGACGAGGCGAGAACGGATGATTCCAAAAAATTCTGTACGAAAAAACTGAAAATCGGCGTAAAGCTGAGCTTTGCCGGATTTGTAAAGGCTTGTGTGGATTTTGTGCTTGAAAAGACCATCCGCGAGATGCCTAATGCAAGTATCAACTCCGGGTACTCCGCCAAGATCGGCAGCTCCGGGGACTACGCCCAGATCGGCAGCTCCGGGAACTCCGCCCAGATCGGCAGCTCCGGGAACAACGCCCAGATCGGCAGCTCCGGGGACTACGCCCAGATCGGCAGCTCCGGGTACTACGCCCAGATCGGCAGCTCCGGGAACAACGCCCAGATCGGCAGCTCCGGGTACTCCGCCAAGATCGGCAGCTTCGGGGACAACGCCCAGATCGGCAGCTCCGGGTACTCCGCCCAGATCGGCAGCTCCGGGGACTACGCCAAGATCGGCAGCTCCGGGGACTACGCCCAGATCGGCAGCTCCGGGGACTACGCCCAGATCGGCAGCTCCCGGAGCAAAGCCCCCAGCGGCAGCCC